CCATACGATTTAGCCAGTCCTATACGTGTTCCGCCGTATAGCTGTCTGTACATACCATACTGTGCCGCCTGCAACCAATCACTAGGTTGGATATCTGTATTATGTTCAATAATACATCCAAACTCATGTGATAGTGCCCTATCGTACACAGCCTGTTTAGTACTGTCTAAAACTTGTTCAAGGTAAGTTTCCAACCCGTATTTAGAAGTGATCCATTCTGCAAAATCATACATTCCTGGGAGGACCTGCTCCTCCTCATGATGCTTGTCAGGTGGTTTCTTTATTTTGACCCTGCGTATATTATACGCCAATGACTCTCTAGTCGGTTCACTAGCGCAACCACCCTTAGATATATGCGTTAATTCATATATGTTGCCTGTATTTCGTTGTAATGACCACTTTCTTTCGGTGTACCTATATTGACTATTAATTACCACTTCAAGTATATCACTCTTAAAACCACGCTTTAGCGCTTCCTGTTTTCTTGTGGCTATCGCTTTGAATATAGCTAAAGGGTCATTAGGTATTGCCATCTCTGTAGGTCCATGAACTAAAGTTGCTATCGACCTGGCCAAGTACTGACTTCCGTCACCAACGTTGTGGTCAACACGCAAAAACTCAGCAATCGAGCCTAAGTAACACTTAGAGCTCTGAAATCTAATGTTGTAGATATTAGCATTTTTCTCAATGTTCTGTGTCTGTTTGAGTGTGGTCACTGCACCTAAGATGTCATCGCCACTATGTGTGGTCGGAAAAGGGTCTTGTTCAGTCATAACTTGAGTGTATATTACGTTAAGGACGGTGTTCATAAATGTGGTGAGACGCCATCCTGATAATAATGTACCCTGTGCTCTATAACTCCCGTTATGTCTATCTTGTATTGTGACATCTTCCAGCGACTTCGTCACCCACCCAAGAGCTTCAAGCTGTTGCGGTGACAGGTCAGATTCAAATACTTTACCATATGCTTTCAGGACTTGCTGCATTGCACTTGTCGAGTGTTGAGCGTTAAAATCTTCAAAATCAAAGCAATAAGGAACACCATTCTTCAGTACTTCACGCACTGTGGCACTTACGCGCGCGGCCTCAGCTTCTTGTGCTATAGGTACTATTGTCGCGAGAGCTTCCTCACAGCCGTTCATAGCAAAACTAGAGAGTATGAAATTAGTGTTATCTACACTATATATGGCTCGCTGCTTCCCCCATTCATACTTAGTAGATGCTCTAGCCACTATCTGTGGTACCCTGTTGGTAAAGTATTCTAACTTCCGCTGTGGCATTGCACAACATGCATACAGTTTGTTTTTAAGCATCGGATCTTTAGACACATACTGTTGATCTTCGTCATATTGTGAATGATAAGCGCCTGGTGGTGCCCACTGCCAGCGCATCTTGAAATATGTGTCAAAGTGACTTTTGAAGGGCCTGCCCCCTCGCCTTTTGACTTTTCTAAATAATTCGTTTGCCCGTTCAAAAATGTCCACATCACTGATCGTTACTGTGTTTGGGTCTACTCTATGTTCTTTTTCTGTTGACCAAGACACTGCACCAACCCCCCTATTCACAAGAACTTCGAATTCAAAAAATATGCTACAGTCGATACCACACAAGTTTTGTACAGCCTTAAG